GGTTCAGCAATATTTGATTCACCATACGCCGCAGGTGCCACAAGAATAACTGTTACGACAGCAAACGCAAGGGGTTTATTGCTTGGGGTTCGTAGAGCAAGTACTGACCGAGAATTGTATAAAAATGGTTCTTCAATTGGAACTAACACAAACACAAATAATGACGCATTAAATAATTATGCCCCATACATATTAGCACAAAATCCTGGTAATGACCCTGGTCAAGAATTCTATTCAAATAACACGATTGGATTTGTTATTACGGGATTTGCGTTAAGTGATACAGAAGCATCTACATTATCAACAATCATAAATACATTTATGACATCATTAAACAGAAACACATATTAAGAATTATGAAAGTAGTATTATTAACAGATGACGAAAAAAATAGTTTAGTTGGTGAATTAGTTCAACCAGACTGGTATTTTAATCCTGTATTAGATTGTAATGTAAATTGGGTTATATCAACACAAGAGGTTGATAATTCAATTTATCCACAACACGATTGGATTAAATCAATGCCTTTAATTGATTGGTGTGAACCAATACCACCAATATCAGGTTCAACGATGAACTAATCTATGTATAGAATAAATGATATCGCATTTGATGAATATAAGGTAGTGAGTGTTGAATTGGAATTGGATAGTTGTGATTTAATTATGAAGGTTAAATTCACAAAAGATGATGACAGAATAACAAAAGAAAAATCTTATAGATTCAAAACAAATTGTGATGTTAATATAAATAAATTGATTGAAGAGTTAAAAGGTATAATAAATGAGTAAGGTATTTCATAGAAAACAATTTAGTAATTATCTTGGTGAACAAAGAGCCATAGATGATATCATTGCTCAATTCATACCAAATCCATCACCAACACCTTCACCAAGTCCATTACCTGTAACACCTACGCCAACACCTACCAAAACACCTACACCTACACCTACACCAAGTATTACTCCAACTTTAACAAGTACGCCAACTTTAACGCCTACAAATACACCAACACAAACGGTTACTCCAAGTATTACACCAACAAGAACCCCTACAAAAACACCTACACAAACACCTACGAACACTCCAACTCCAAGTCAAACACCAGCATTAAGGAAAACAGAATTGTATATTAATACTCAAGTTCCTTGTAATGATATTGTTTCGGGTAGTACAAATGTAATAATTGCACAAGGAACTCCTGTTCCAATGTTACCTGACCCATTGGTTAGTTATGCTGGTTATGGATGTTATGGAAATGTGCCAATACCTTATCCAGGTTTAACATATACCTTTACAATACAATTAGACCCTAATTGGACAATAGCAGATATTGGAGCACCATACGGATATTTTGATGAAATAAGATATAATGTTATTAGTGGTTCAGCACCTTTTTGGAATTGTAATATTGAATATTATTATGAAGGTAATTTACAATATACATTAGGTGGTGAAAATATCCAATATGGTAGTAGATTCACTATATGTCCTGTTGATATTATATTTTCAACAGATGTAATATTCTTCCTTACAAAAATAAGAGCCCTTGCTACTGAAAATAATGTTGTTATATCCACAGAAGATAATAATGATATTTGGATAAATGGTTGTGCACCAATAACACCTTAAAATAAAAAAATTAAAAATTAAAAACACAAAAATAATATGTCAGTTTTAATATCAACTCTACCTTCTTATACAGGCACCGCTTCCGATTTAAGATGGTTTATAATGAATAACAGCGGTGAAACAACAACCTTTAAGTATAGTGGATATACAAGTCCATTTATATCTACTGGAACAACAAATAAAGTAGTTCAACCATTAGAGGATAAAGCGTTATTACAAATTGGTAGTGGAAACACCTTTAATGATTATAGTGGTTCTAATGTAAAAAATGCTGTAGCAATAGGTAATAGAAACAAAGTGGATGGTGTTGCTGATACACCACAACTTTTTATTGGTAATGATTTAGATAGTCAACAATTCGGTTCATACGCATTACACATAGGAAGCGGACACTACGCATCAGGTTCTTACAATTTAAGTATTGGTGATAATAGTTTTGAAATGAACGGGAGTTTTGGTTTAATAATAGGCAGTGGAAATGGTGGTAGTCAACAACACAAACAATGGGGTACATTTGGATTTAATTTAGGACAATCATGCCAAATACAAGGTATAGATGGTGCGTTTATTTATGGTAAAAACCATACAATATCAGGTGGTCAGTGGGGTGGTATATTTGGTGGTATTGGTAATAGTATTAGTTCAGGAAACTATAATTCTATTCTTGGAGGAGAAAGTAATAGTATTACAGGTGGAACACATCAAGTAATGTTAGGTTGTTCTGGTAGAACAGCAACAAGAAGCACAGCAACATTTGTGGAAAACTTGGTTGTATTTAACTACGCAGCATTAGATTTCGCTAATGATACTGCCGCAGCAGCAGGTGGTGTTGTATTGGGACAGGTGTATCACCACAATGGTGATTTAAGAATTAGAATAGTGTAAAAACAAAACAGAAATGATAATACTAAACGAAGGTTATAACAATATGAACGCAACTTGTTCAAGGAATAAATCCTTGACTGGTTCTGTTTCTTATCTTTTCGCATTTAAACATAAACTTTCTCAAGAGGTTTGGCGTGTGGTTCCTTTTAGAATCCCACCAAGTGTTGGATATGCACCAGGTTATGATTTGTTTAGTATTAATATCAACCCGAATATTCCTGAAACAGGATTAACGGGAGCCACAACAACAGGACAAACAAATGTTCACTTAATTGAAGGTGAGTATTACATTAAAGTGTATGAACAGTCCAGTGCTTTATCAGGAAACACCAATCCAAATCTTGCTTATGATGTTGTTTATGAAACCATTGGTAGAGTTAATTACTCTGCATCAACTGCTCCTATCACATATTCAGGAACAACAGATATTTATAAGATATACGAAGGATGATTAACATTGAAAAACTAAACTTTGGAACCAATACCATTACCTCATTTAGGGAGGTTATCAACAAAAATGAACCATTTGTAAGATTTGGTGTGGATAACTTATTTCCTGAAGAGTTGTATATGCTTCTTGATGCAAGTCCAATCCATAACTCTGCAATTAGAGCAAGGGTTGATAACTGTGTTGGTTCAGGTTATGTAAATGATTATAAAACCAATTCTAAACAATACCTTAATGATATATCAAAACAGATGTTCTTTGAGTTCATTGTTACAGGTAATCTGTTCTTGGAGGTTGTATGGAGAAAAGATAGAAGTGAAGGTTTGGCAGGTTTTTATGTAATTCCAACAAAGTACATGAGGGTTCACAAACCTGAAGAAATGGGAGCACCAGCAACCAAGTATCTTTATTGTCGTGATTGGGCAACCTATAGAAAGGGAACCCCGATTATTGAGTTCAGTGAATTTGACCCAATGAACTACACAGATAGACAAATCATTCATATCCGTAATTATGGACCTCAATCAGAATATTATGGTGTTCCGTCTTATCTTGCCTGTATCAATGATATCAAGTTAAACCACGAAATAACGGTGTATAACCTCGCCAATATCATCAATGGATGTAGTATGGGTATGTGGGTACATTTCAATCAACCAGCCCCTGATTCTGAAAATGAACAGAATATGATTTTGAGAAAGATTGAAGATAGATACATGGGAGCAGACAATGCTAACAGGGTAATCATATCTTATGGTGAAGAAGGACAAAAACCTGAAATTACCCAAATCCAAACAAATGTGGAAGATGGTTATTTTTCAAGTATATTTGAATTAGTTCAACACCAAATCTTATGTGGTAATGGTATTGTTGACCCAAGTATTATTGGATTACCAACAAGGACTGGGTTCAGTTCATCAGCCGACCAATTGGAAACATCATTCAAATTGTTCTTATCAACCAATATTTATCCAACACAGAAATTCATGAATAGGGAATTAAAACCTGTTTTTGAGTTGATATATCCAGGTCAAGAAATTGACTTAACAATAATCCAAAATAATATCTTATAATATGTCATATAATGTTTTATTCATATCAGAGCAAAAGTTAAAAGATAACACCCCGATTACGGACAATGTGGATTCAAGTGAATTAAGATTTGCCATCCTTCAAAGTCAGGCAATAATGATTCAAGAAACACTTGGAACAAACCTTTATGAATATCTTTTACAGATTGTTGATGATAATACAATTAACACTGATGGGGCACTTTTTAGATATAAGGCTTTGATGGATAACTACATTCAACCAACTTTGATTGCTTGGAGTTACTACTTGGCTCTTGATAACTTTTGGGTTAAATTTATCAACATTGGTTTGGTTCAGAACAGAAGTGAACAAGGAAATCCTGTTGACTTAAAGACATTACAATATCTTAAATCAAACGCAAAGAACCAAGCGGAGTTCCAAGATAACTTGATGAGAAGACACTTGTTATTTAGAAGTGGTTATTACCCACAATATTTCAGTGGTA